AATCAATTTGCAAGTATTCTTTCTATTGAAAAGGTAGATGGAGTAGATGTAGTAAAAGGCGAAATTTTAGATGTTGTTGTAGAAAATGTATTTTGGGATAAAGATTCTGGTTTAGTAATGGTTTCAGAAAATGACTCTGAGATTAGCCCAACAACTGGAAAGCAAATGAAAAATATAGGTTTTGTTGAGAAGTCAGATAATGACAAGGTTGACATGATAAAGTTCTTAGTTGATAGTGCCAAGGGTATTAGTACAACTGAGATGCAAAAGGAGGTAAGTCCTATGACAGAAGATACAACACAAGTTGAAAAAGCAGAAGTTGTTGAAGATGTTGAGGTCGCTCCAGAGGCAACAGATACCACTGTTACCAAGAGTGCTGACGAAACTGTTGCTGAAACAGCAGTAGAAGATGCAGTCGAAGCAGTTGTTGAAACTGAAGTAGCAAAGTCTGATGAAGTAGTTGAGTCTGCGGTAGAAACACCAGTAGAAGAAATTGCTAAGTCAGCAGAGGCTACAGCAGTTGAAGCAGTTGCCGAGATCAAGAATACTCTTGAAAATGCCTTTGGCGATCTAGCAGCAACTATTAAGTCCTTGAATGAGGAAACAATTAAAATGTTTCAAGGTCAAGTTGCTGAACTAAGTAAGTCTATTCAAGCCGTCTCCTCTGAAGTTAAGGGAGTTAAGGATACTTACAATGAGTTTGGAAAGAGAGTGGATGCTGTTGAGCAAGACACTGCTTTCCGCAAGTCTGGCGATCTAGGCGAGATCGTACAGGAACCAGAAATGGTTCAAAAATCCCTATGGGGCGGTCGTTTCCTCGCAACCGACCTATTCAGATAAGGTAAATTCACTAGGAGGTGAACAATATGTCGGAAGAAATTATAAAGAACCAACCAGGTAGTGGTGGCGCATCAGATTCTGGGTTATTTAACGCAGATGGTGGCTTCGCTTCTGGAGGCATTGGTGGAGTTTCCACACCAGGCGCAGATACTTTGGGTAACATCCCAACTGCTGCTTTTGGTGTTACAACTGGACCAAATGCTGTAAATCCTTCGGGATCTGCTGCTAGTGGAATTCTACGACCTGAACAGGCACGTCAATTTATTGACTATGTCTGGGATGCTACAGTTCTCGCTAAGGATGGACGTAGAGTAACAATGCGAGCCAACACAATGGAACTTGAAAAAGTTAACGTTGGTGAGCGTGTACTTCGTGCTGCTGCACAAGGCGATGGTGCTTACACAAACACTGGAGCCACATTTACAAAGGTAGAACTTACAACCAAGAAGATTCGTCTTGACTGGGAAGTAACTACTGAAGCACTTGAAGACAACATCGAAGGTGCTGCTCTTGAAGACCATCTTGTTCGCTTGATGACCAATGCATTCGGTAATGACATCGAAGATTTGGCTATCAACGGAGATGGATCCACAGGAAACTTCCTTTCAATCATGGATGGTTTCCACCACTTGATTACAACCAACGGAGATGCACATGATGCAGTTCTTCCTGCGGTTACATCTGATAACTGGACAACACCAGTTATGCAAGGTATCATCAATGCATTGCCACGTAAGTATCGTGCACTTAAGAACAATCTTAAGTTCTACGCTGGTACAGACGTGTTCCAGAGCATTGTTCGCAACAACGGTACACTTGCTGACGCTATTTCTGAGGCTTTCTCAAGCCGAATTGGTAGCACTCAAGCAAACCGTCAAGCATACCTTGATGGTCAAGGACAAACATTCGGAGGTGCCCGTACCACTCGTGTACTCGGCGTTGACGTAATGGAAGTTCCTTACTATCCAGCAGACTATGTCGACTTGACATTCCCTGCAAACCGCATCTGGGGCTTCCAGCGCGATATCACTGTTAATCGTCAGTATCAACCAAAGAAAGATACTATCGAATACACAGTGTTTGTACGTTTTGGTATCCAGATTGAAGAAGAAGATGCAATTGCCTATAAGGACATTGCTGCTTCCTAATCATTAAGGTAATTAAATTGGGCAGGGGAGAAATCTCCTGCCCTTTTTAACAATCTGTTATAATAAGATGGTAATTAAAAGGAGCAATAATGCCACCAGTAAAGAAAGCAGCAGTATCAAATCCACAAAAAGATGCGATTGATCAAACAGTCATTTATGCTGATAAAAATCTATATTTTGAAGGATATGGTCATATTGACAAGGGATTTTCTGTAATTAAAAAAGAAAACCTAGATGTATTTTTACAGTCTAAAGCCGTAAGAGAGGTTAGTGCCGTTGAATTAGCAAAATATTACGGCAAGGATAAATGAAACTACTACGAATTCCTCCATATCCATTAAGTATCTCGTATGATGTTCCAGCAGCATCTACTGCCTATACTTTAATTATTGAAGAATCAGATACACATGCTGTTTTATTAGAAGAACAGATTACATCAACCACAGGTAAAAAACTTAACTATACTTTTGAAACTGATGACTGGCATTTATATGATGATACATATGCACTAAGAATTCAAGACTCAGACGATGATATTGTTGTTGAAGATACTCTTGACATTTCAAGACCATACGTAGATCCAAATACCCTAGGAACAACAGCGTCTGAAATCGCAACAAAACAAACAAACGAACTTCTTGCAAGAATCATCATTGATTCAATTACTGGTGGATTTTATTATACAAAAGAAACTATTGAGCAAACTGGTCTAGGAACAGATTATGCTCCTCTAAAAGTTAAAGCAAGAAAAATTTTAAAAGTTTATCAAAACAACGTTCTTTGGTATGATTCCTCATTAGAAACTCCAGCAATTTATGGAGTTACTTATAAATTAAGCGATAATAAAACTGCTATTGTTCAAGAAATTGAAGGGGCTTATAACAGAGCAGACCAGGCTCCAATATTTATGCCAACCGCACAATCAGATTGGCTTGGTCCAATTGGTTGGGGAACTACATTTTCAAGAGGTGCAGACTTTACATTTATTCTTGAAAGTGGTTATAAGGTAGTTCCATTAGACATTCAAGAGGCAACGCTAATGCTTATTAATGATATCGAATGTGGTAAATTAGACTATTTTAAACGTTACACTTCATCATATAATACTGATCAATTTAGAATTGGTTTTGATGCTAGACTGTTTGATGGTACTGGAAATTTATTAGTTGATAAAATATTAGAAAGATATACAAGCACAACGGTTATTCCTGGAGTTTTATAATGTCATGCGACACATTAGACTTTATGTATCCACTTCTTGCAGATGTATATCATCCAATAGTTGATCAGAATGTCTATGGTCAAATAAAAAAACAATGGGTTTATGACAGAAGCATTGCAGTTTCATTTGCACCAGCAGGAAGTGCAATGGATGAAGACCTTAAAGCAAAAACATTTGTTAAGTTAGAAAATATGCTTGTTGGTAGAGCAAGATGTGATATTAGAATTTCTAAAAATGGAGACAATAACTCGTTGAGCAATGTACTTATTACAAATATTAGAAATAAATCAGACGAACTTGTTTATTTAGAAACTGCTGGAGAAAGAACTGGAAGAGGAACAATATATGAAATTGCAACACAAGATCCATTTATTGATCCATTTGGAGACACCTCTTACTATAAGTTAGTGATAAGAAGGACAGAAAATCAAGGTGTTGAAAATTGATAACAACAAAGATAGACACAAAGTATTTTACAAAAACTATGAATAATATAGTTGACTATTCTTTTGGCTTTATTGATGGCGTTAATAGAGGAAAAAAAGTTTTTTTAGAATCTTTAGGAAAAGAAACAATACAAGTTTTAAAACAATATATTGATGTAAATGCGAGACTAAATCAAAGAGCACTACATCATGTTTATGAGTGGTATCAAACTGGAAGTCCAAATGCAAGGCTGTATGATTTTGTTTATTCTGTTAATGGTAATGGAATATCCTTTAAGTCTACATTTAGACAGTCTACTTCTGTACCAAAAGGATCAACTGTTCCATTTTATAATAAGGCAAGAATAATGGAAGATGGAATTCCAATTACAATTAAGCCAAAAAAAGCACAGGTGTTAGCATTTGAAGTAGATGGAGAAGAAGTTTTTACAAAAAATCCAGTGGTTATAGATAATCCTGGTGGCAATGTACAAGGACAATTTGAAAAAACAGTTGATGCATTTTTTAATAGATACTTTAAGCAATCATTTTTAAGATCAAGTGGTTTGTTTAATTATTTAGAAAATCCAACAGTATTTAAGAAAAATATTAAAGCGGGTGCTAAAATAGGTAGATCAGTAGGAGTTTCTACTGGAATGTCTTGGATGGCAAATGCAACAATTGGGGAGGTTGAGTAATGGGTGACGGAGATATAAGGCAACTGCCATATCCACCAATTTGGGTTAATCAGTATATTAAAGAAGAATTGTTAAAGTATGACTTTAATAATATTATTACCTTACCATCAACCCCATCTGCAATTGATGATGTTTATAAAAATACAACTGGTTCATATCCAGACCTTGCAATACAATATGATAGATTATTTAGACTACGAAGAACTCCATTTTATCCAATGAAGTGTGAGCAACTACTTTATTATGTTTATAGTACACAGGCTGAAAAAATATACGATGCCATGATTATTATTTCTCAACTTTTAGACAGATCAGATGCAGCAGCAGAAGATTTAAATAGATGGGCAGCAGCAAAACAGTCTGGAAGTTCTCCAATATTAGATACTGCAGTTCCAATTCCATATAATGTATATTTTCATGATATAAAGGTTTATCAATTAGAAGAGGCTAGGGATTTGGGCGAACTGGGGGCAATCAGAGGACTTACTCTTAACAAGTTAATCATAGAGTATGACTACCATGTTAAAGAGCCTATAGGGGCAACAGAAGACCGATATAGATAAAAACGCTGTTATACTTATATAGAGGAAACATCGCCTGTTTGCCGTTTAACAACTAAATACAAAATTTAAGATAGAGGTGAATTAAATATGCCAGCATATTCTCGTGGTACGTCCACTAACATTATCGTTGGTGCAGCAGCCCTTTTCGTTGCTGACTCAACACTCAATACCACAACTAACGCAGTGCCTTCATTCGTAAGCACAGAGTCATACAAGTCTACACTTTCGTCAGACCCAGACTATACAAACGTTGGTTATACAATGAACGGTATTGAACTTCAATTCCAGCCAGACTTTGGTGAGGTACAAGTTGATCAAGTTCTTGACGTTGCAAAACTCTACAAGCAAGGAATGCAAGTAAATCTTGCTACTACATTTGCAGAGGCAACTCTTGAGAACCTACTTCTTGCCACAGCAGGACAGGATTCTGACCTATCAGGTTCAAAGAACACTTCAGCAGGACGAGTTCTCAATCTCTCCGCAGGAGACATTGGAGAATGTCCAGTTGAACGTGGTATCGTTGCAGTAGGTCCAGGAACTGGTGACTGTGAAGATTCTGGAAATGTTGAGCGTGTATATATTGCATATCGTGCTCTTTCCATTGAAAATGTTACTGTGTCTGCAAAGCGTGATGAGGCTTCGATGTTCGAAGTTTCTTTCCGTCTTCTTCCAGATGATTTGACAGCAACATACGGCAAGATTGTTGATCGCACTCACACTGCATCATAATCTTAGTTCTTTAATAGGCAAAGCCCATCTTTTAGATGGGTTTTTGTCTTTTGTGATAAAATTGTTAGACAATGGCTACAGAAGTTTATTCAGTTAAAACAATAACATTACTTAATAATATATCGTTTGATGCTTCTCCATTAAAAATAAAATATTTAAGATCTTTTATGAATAAATTTGTTTTAATGGATAATGTAAAAAATGATTTAGAGGCAATAGAGGTTTTGTCAGAATGTACTAAAATTGCTATGCAGCAATATATGCCACATCTATCAGAAACCATTGAAGATTTTATTGATTTAGATATTTTATATGAAATTATTGGTCAGGCAGCAGGCATCAAAATAAATGATAAATCTGAAAAAACAGTAAAAGAGCAGACAGAAGAGAAAGGTCAGAGTTGGTTTGATTTAGATCTAGCCAAGTTAGAGTCAGAGGCTTTCATGCTTGGTATTTGGAAAAATTATGAAGAGTTAGAAAGTAGTCTTTCCATACCAGAATTAATGGCTGTTATTGGATCAAAAAGAGAACTTGATTATGAAGAAAAAAAGTTTTTGGCAGCAATACAAGGTGTTGATATAGATAAAGGTGCAAATAAACAAAATGAATGGGAAAATTTAAAGGCTAGAGTATTTAGTAAAGGCAAGACAAATGATGGAAATGATGTTTTGGCATTACAAGGTGCAACTGCAAAAAAAGCAGGGTTTGGAATTGGGTTTGGAT